ATCTTTTCTAGCCTTATCAAGTGCTTCTTGTCTTGCGAGCTGCTGTTCAGCTGTGAATGTGCAACCTATATTTATTAAATAGTTATAACTAATCGATACAGCAAGTAGACCAGCGAAAAAACACCACATAAATTCGCCGACTATAGATTTAAGCAAAATAAATTTACGTATTTTATCCTTGTTTTCGTCTTTATTCGGTTTAATAAGTTTTGATTCCGTAAACCCCTTCCAAAAATCATCAAGATTATCATTATTCAATTCATTTAATATAATAGATTGATCTGTGTAAATTTGTTCTAAAGCTTGACCTAAATCACGTTTTTGTCTGTTTTCCAATTCTTTTAATGGATTACCTGTACCACCTTTTTGTATTTCGGGAGGTTCGATGTTAAATCGAGGGACTAATATATCATTGAAAACATCCTTTAGATCGGTAAAAATGGAAACAAATATATAGCCAAACGTATTTTCGAATGGGATAAGCCAACCAGGCAATATAGCTAGTACAGCATCTAAAATACCTAAAACCAATGCCCAAGGTAATATAGTTGCGATAATTGCGGATGTTGGTTGTGCTGCACCTTGACAGATATTGCTAGAAATACCCAAATTTAGAAAACCTTGTCCTATAACTAAAAGTAAAAAAGTAATCATAGTAACACCGGGGCTTACTTCACCATCGTGTGAATATTTATAATAACCGTATATTAGAAAAATGATAATAAAATATCCGATTGCTACAGATGAACTTACTTCAACCATTATGTTTGCGTTTTAGTCAATTAAATTATACAAGTATTATTATTTTCTACGATATATAGTTCGTAGGAATTTTATTGTTATTTTTTACATATAGTGTAAAACATAATACACAGAATACACAGAATACACAGAATACAGTAATAAAATGGATATGTCTGATAAACCAACTCTTATTGAACCCGGTGTTAAGTATTTTTTAAGTAGATCTCTCGATAACTGTCGTAAAATGAAAGAATTTTATCACACTGAGACGTTTAATTTTTATATGGGGGTTGGGTTTTTTATATGTTTAGGGATTCTATTGTATGCGAAATATAAAGGAAAGCTAACTCCAGAAGAGAAGGAAGCGAAACTTCGTAAACAGCAAGAGTATATTCTCTCGAAGTTAAAAATGGTAAATGCTACACATTACGCGCAGAGTAAAGGTATTCCTATGGATTGTCGCGTGAATCCAGCCGGCAATGGAATGGAAATGCTTACGAATTTGCCGAAGTGGAAAGGACCAGATGAAGAATATTGGGCACGTAAATATGCATAAACAAAAATATATGGAATATATAACTAACAATACGTAATAACATCAATAATGCAATCACAAACTATAAAAAACCTATTGATTGGTGAAAGCCAGTACGGAGGCGGCAGCGGCAGCGGCGGACAAGGGCATGGTGCGTTATATCAGGATCTACACGAAGCCATAGAAGAACGCAATCTTAGTTATAGCGGCGGTGGAAAAAGCGCAGCAGCAGCACGGATTATGCAGTCAAAAAAAGAACAGAAAACCCGCGACACATTAAAAAAAGCGACAAAAGTTATTATGGATATGAATAGAAAACAAGAGGATGCACTTAAACGTCATATACAAAAAGCATCAGATCCTGAAGATTTCCGCGGTTTCATTTATCCATATCAACTGATACCCGAAGAAGAATATAACAAAATAAATGATGCGATAAACGAGTACTATAAATTAAAAGATAAATATGAAAATATTATGAAAAAAAAACGTAAAAGGTTAATGGATGATCCGGCAATAAGTTGGAATACATTAACTGCACAACAAAAGGCGAAACGTTTATCTATTATTAAGCCGTCGTGTATATTATGTAAGCAAGATGGTGGAACGATTTTTACTGAGAAAGAAGGTCGATTAAAGGCTATTTGCGGTAATATCTCACAACCGTGTGGACTACATATTGAAGTAGAGCGAGGGAAATATGAGAGTTTAGAGAAATTAATGACTGATTCTCTAGAAGATGCCCGTGCAACGAAAGACGAGATTATTCGAATGAAATTGGATGTACTTTTTCAGTTTATCACGGAAGAAGAAGTTGTGGAGAAGTTTGAAGGTGTGCAACACAAATTACAAGAACAACTCAAAATGTATGCCGAATTTCGGACATATTATTTAAATGTTATAGACAACGAGGATATCCGGAAAGATACTGAAAATTTAACGAGGGTTATTTCGGATAAGATATCGCAAATAAAAAATTATATTAGAGAATTTAAAGAAACAGATGGAAAAAATAAAAGTTTAATAGATGATATATTAGTAATTTATCAAGATGATATTGAGCCTGCGTATTCGAAAATAAGAGAACATAAATATGTATATTCACAAGTAGAGACAAATGAAAACATAAATGGTGGATTAATTGATATGTATGATGATGGAGAATTTTATTTGACGCAAAAAAAGTATAGTTTTCACGAGTTGTATATGCCGGTTATTATGCCGAAGTGGATCGCAGATAACCGAATTATAAGTAAGCCAGTGGGGCAGGTGGTTGCGCCGGACCGTTCGTCAGTTCAGCAACGAGAAGCGTCGGCGTCTGGGTCCGCGTCCGGGTCGGCATCATCAGCTCCTTGGTATAAAGGTAAGACTGCAGAGCTAAAAGCATTACAACTTGCGAAAATAGGCGAAAGAGAGGGTGCTGCTGTGATGGAAGCATTGCGTTAGTATTCGATGTTATTATCGCAACAATATATAATACGTTATTTATTCCATTCTTATTCATTCTATAATGTTTAACTTATTTAATCACATTTCACTTCCAATTTTCATTGTGAGTTTATCTATTGGTCTTTTCTACGTTTATATTTCGGTTCCAAACCCCAAGATTATTTATGTTTACCCAACACCTGATAACATTCGTAAATTTCAATATAAAGACCACGCAGAAAATTGTTTCACATTTGATGCGAAAGAAGTAAGTTGTGAGAAAGCCAAATCAACAATAAAAAAGATTCCCGTTCAGTAATATGATAATTAATAATTATATCAAATACTTATATACTTGTATATTTATTTGACATGACCTTAAAGAGTGTATTTATACAAAATAGGCATTTTATTTACTGGTTTTTACTGGGTTATATTTTTGCTGTTATATTTAGAAATGTGATGGGAGTTGGTATATTTGATGCAATCTATCGTTTATTCACAACTAGTACCGATTCTAATGTATTCTAATCTATTATAATATATATTCTATCGAATCATATTCTATTGAATTATAATGGGTTTTCAACGGTTATTACATACAGAAACTGGGCGAATATTTATATCTATCGTATTAGGTTTAGGGATTGCGTCGTTATTTAGAAGGGTTTGTAAGGATCGTTCTTGTATCGCATTCAGAGCACCCCCTATTAAAGATTTAGAGAAAGATGTATATAAGCTAGATGATAAATGTTATACCTATAAAACAAAGGCAGTCAAATGTGACTCAACTAAAAAAGATGTCCAATTGAACTAATAATCATATATTCCATTACATCATTTGCGTAATATATTTATCCTATCATTCTTGTTATAAATATATTAAATAGTATAGGAATAATGTCTGATACAACTAGCATAGATGATTTACCATTAAGTAGTCAGAATAGTCATTTAGGACATTTCGGCGGTGGCGGTGGCGGTGGTGGAGGTGGAGGTGGAGGTGGAAATTCAATGATATATTCACCAAATGTTGATAATGTGCAAGTAAATAAGGGATACTCGTCACAGCAAAATGTACCATCGAATATAATGAATGAAGTAATGCTAGGTGTTCAAAAGGCGAGTGCTAATGGTATGACTATGATTCCAACGAGGGATATTCCTATGAATCCAAACGCATTCACACACGATGAACAAATACAACCAAATTATATACCACAACCACCACCAAATGAGCGTGATTATATTCGCGATTATTCGTCAATGGAGGGAATTATTCGAGATAATAATCGCAAAGAGAATCGTTTAGATACATTAGAAGCGATTTATATCGATTTACAGATTCCGATATTATTAGGTGTTATGTATTTTATTTTTCAAATGCCGGTATTTCGCGCACAACTACTGCACTTTGTACCATCGATGTTCGCATCAGATGGAAATTTCAACATCGTAGGTCTAACTGGAACGAGTGTGATGTTCGCATTATCGTATTTCGTAATTATGAAAATCTTCAATAAATTGGGTGAAGGGTTTAGGTAGGTCAATGATTCACACATTGCGGCGAACCCTGAGTAATTGCGTATATGATAGAAATGTATAATATTAATAGTATAATATTAATAGTATAATATTTTAATGCTTATTAGTTTTGATGAAATCATAAAGACTTTACACGCAAACAATATACAGATTGGTGGTAGTTTTCATATAGGTGCTCACGAGTGTGAAGAATTGCAGTTTTATAATCAACTAGGATTAAACCCCGAAAATGTTATATGGATTGAAGCGATCACTTCAAAAGTAAATGAAGCAACAAAAAGAGGAATACCAAATGTATATAACGCCGTGATAACAGATAAAGACGATGAAGATGTAATATTCAATGTTTCAAACAATGTGCAGTCGTCAAGTGTATTAGAATTTGGAACTCATTCTAAAGAACATCCGTATGTCGTATACGTAGATAAAATTAATCTCAAAAGTATTACTATCGACACTTTTTTTGAAAGAAATAATATCGACGCATCTAAGTATAATTTTTGGAATTTTGATATTCAAGGAGCGGAACTTATGGCGTTGAAAGGCGCACCTCAATCTATAAAATATGCTAAAGCGATATATTTAGAAGTGAATGAAAAAGAATTATATAAAAATTGCGGATTAATTCACGAGATTGATGCATTTTTACTCCAATACAATTTTAAGAGAGTTTTAACAAGTATAACACGCCACGGTTGGGGTGATGCATTGTATATTATTATGAATAACTAATTATTGTTATTTTTATTGTTATTTTTTATTTTTTTTGGTAGAATTTTTACGTTTTGATGATTCCAGTTTTTTTAGTGATTTGTTATGCTGTTTTCGGTTCTTTAAATATTCCATCGGTATATACCGCAAAAACCATTGTTCATATTCTTTGCTATCTTTTTTATGTTTTAATTCTTCGAATTTTTTCGTTTTTTCGAATCGCATTGTCTCTAACGTATCTTGTTTTCCATAACATTCAATACTAAACCGTTTCAATAAACCTGTCTGTTTTAAACGATTGTGCTGCTGCACATCAAATAGAAATTGCGACATACAAACGATACGATTTTGGTCATAATAGGGTCTATTCGCATAAATAAACGCCAAGTAAAAACTCAACATCGTATCAATTGTCGCGATTCGAATATTTTTATTGTCTATTCGTAGGGTATTGTAACTATGGCACGCAAGTGGTTTGTATACAAATGCGATGATTTCGTCATCAATGCGTATATCAAAGTGTTCGGAAATAACTTCGCCTACGCCTTTATGTTTCACATATTTTACCTTTTTATAATTACGTAATAATAATTCTGATACGACATCTTCACACACGATTCTTGGATCTTCTGATAATACATCAAAATCAGGTATTTTTTGAATAAGACGCCTTTGATGCTTCGGCATATATCTAGAATATAATATATTCGCATAACCACCAAAAAATACTACATTGTTTTTGATAAATGTATCTCGCACGATTGTATAAATATTCGATTGTTCTAATAATAATTCCTTTTCTGTAGTGTATGATAGTCGGGCAATATCAACTGTATATGTATTCTCGGATTTGCTTTCGGATCGGTCCTCGGATTTGCTTTCGGATCTGGATCTCTCGAGAGATTGTTTTGACGGAGATCTCGATGATGACTTCGTCGGCGTTTTTGATGATAAATGCGAATATGACCTAGACTCCGATTGCGAATCATCTCTAGAATTACTTCTTGATCGTTTATGTGAACGACTTTTCCCACCAGAATGCTCCGATTTTGACCGGGTTTTCGACCTGGGTTTCGACCTGGATTCCAACGAAACACTCTTTGACTCATCGACTATACCTAAATTAGAGTCACTTTCCACTTCAAAACCACGCTGATATTGGATTTTGTCGCAGTCATACCCTTTTAAAGGATAATGATTATTTAATAAGACAAGACGTTTTTGCACTTTTTCCCATCGAGAAACATCTCCATCCGGTCTAGATAATTCGAGATACATAGCCATTCGAAGAAAATTCGGAGGCGCATATCGTATATTATTTCTAATAATCGATTCTTTTGAAATTGATTTGAATAATTCAGGTTCCATTTGCGTGATATCGGCTATACCTGTGAAATTCACAAATACCTTATATGTTCCGAAATGGACGCCGGCTTTGGCTTCTACATCTTCATAACCAGCATTATAATAAATATCCGCCAATTCTTTTGCGTGTTCAAGAGCATTATCTGAATAAAAATCATAATCCGGTAATTCTATATCCTTGTCGTAGAATTGCACGTCCGCTGGTAAGATGTTATTAATCGCAGTACCGCCATAGCAAACTAGTTTTTTGTCTGCTATAAATTTCTCAACCGTTTCTATAATTTTTTTTACTTCAGGATCACGCATCGTTTCTTTTCCTTTACGCGCTTCAACCAAATCCACCGCTTTACGTAGAATTTCTAATTCTTTATCATCATAGGATATCTCATCTTCGCGCTCATTTTTTAATTTTTCTAAATAATACGTCTTGTTATGCATATTATATAACTGTTATTGTTATAATATGGATATAAAATAATATGGATATAAAATAATATGGATACAAATCGAGGATCTTGTTTGTTGTGACTATGTGATATACAATACACAGTACGACAATCTAAAATGGTGGTAAAGCGCCAATACCCGGAGCTTCTGCCGGCTTTCCTTCGAAAGATGAATTTGGATTTGGCGGTTTTGGCGGATCGATCGTGATAGGTATATAACGCAAGTCTTTGGGTTTGAGAATGAATGCAAATCCAACAGCATCAAACATTGACTCATAAGCAGATAATTTTTCATCTCGCGCGGATTCTTGAAAACACATTGCTACAAATTGACTTCCCCACGTATATGGACCATTATGACCTTCATTTTTAGGTTTCACAGCTTTCATCGGTAATACTAGCGCCATATTCTTCTTATTCGCTTCTTTATACTGATTTGCGTCTGCGATATTTTTAACATCAAAAAATGTCTTCTTCGACAAGAAAAATGTGTTCGAACTGATATTCACATATTTGTAAAAGTTTGTCTTTTTATAAACTGGATTTGTTGAATCTACAATGAGAATTATCTTATTCTTAAAATCTAATAGTGGTTCGTCTCCGATATCTTTCATTGTGCCGTCTACACCATAATCCATTCCATATTTAGGAGGTAATAACCGTCTTGAAAGACTTTTACTTTGTTTAATTACTGTTTCTAGGTTATTATACATTGTGATATTTTCAGACATTATTCGCATATGAATGAAAAATGGATCTTCTGGATTAGGACATTTTGCCGAAGAAAATGCATAATTTCCTAATACTTCAAATGCTTCGGATACAGGAATACTATTTTTGGATTTTTTACTGGAAAAGTCGTTTTTGGAAGAAGATGCGATAACCGGGACATTATCAATTGAATATATCTCAAAATCGATAAACCGGCAACCGCGCGATAATACGTGGATACAAGCATCCATACTTATCGTTGAGTAGTCGAAATCATCGGTATTAAATGAATTATATGAAGACTTCACATAATAATCACGTAATTTTAATGTATTCATATTCACATCAGTCAATGATGATATTCTTACCTTTTTTTCTTTACTCGTTTTTTCTTTTTTGTCGTTTTTATTCTCTAAACCTTCTTTTCCAACATTACCAAAATTTATAATTGTATCGGTTAAATTATTTGACGAAGAAAATGGTTCTTGATGCGCATATTGGTGGTCATATATTGTTGCAGAGTGATTTCGTTGGTTGATAGTCATATCATTCTCGCTTGTTTGAAATGAATAATCTTCGCTTGTTAATAATTTACCGGTTTTATCAGTATTAACTGTGATAAAGCCTTCCACTGTGAAACCATTAGTAACATTTGTTTTTGCGGATGAATTTAGTGCATTTTGCGCGATTAATTGGTTCGCATCAGCTAATATTTGATCTGTTTCACTAATGATATTTTCGGTTTTTTTACGCTCTTCTTCGCTGATTTGTATACCTTCGGTTACTTTGTTGTTTCTTGATTTTTGATCATTAAACATTTGTATCAGCGCTCCTGCTATTTTCCAGGATGCTAGTATTAAAATAACTGCGAATATGAAGATAATTTCCTCTTTGTATTTTTTTAAATTCATCTTCTCGTATAATCTTTATTATCGTATATACTTCAATATCTTATATAAATGAATATCTTTATAAATGAATATGTTATATATTCAGTATATAATTATTAGAAATTATATATTTTTATATAAAGTTATACTAATAGATTATAATAGTATACTAATTTAGTTAATCACATACGTAAAATGACTGGTGGGTTACTAAATCTTATAGCCACTGGAAATCAAAATGTTATACTAAATGGTAATCCTAAAAAATCATTTTTTAAAAGCACATATCTTAAATATACAAATTTTGGGCTTCAAAAGTTTAGAATTGACTTTGATGGGCAAAAAAAACTCAGATTAACTGAGGAATCCAAATTCACATTTTATATGCCGAGATATGCGGAGTTATTAATGGATACATATATTTGTGTTACACTACCTTCAATATGGAGTCCGATATATCCTCCAGAGACGAAGGGTCAGATGTGGGCGCCGTATGAATTTCGATGGATTGAGAATATTGGTACACAAATGATAAAAGAAATCGTGATATCTGTTGGTGGAATGACTCTTCAAAAATATAGTGGACACAATTTGATGGCTATGGTAGAGCGTGATTTTGATAAAACGAAGCGAGATTTATATGATCAAATGACTGGTAATGTTCCTGAATTATACAATCCTGGATGCTCTGGTGCACGTTTAAATCAGTATCCAAATGCATATCGCAGTGATAATCTTTCGGGTGCAGAACCGTCCATACGTGGGCGTAAGCTATATATACCGATTAATGCTTGGTTCACACTTTCATCCAAAATGGCGTTTCCTTTAGTGTGTCTTCAATATAACCAATTGCAAATCGATATCACATTACGTCCTGTTCGTGAGTTGTTTACGATAAGAGATGTGAGTGATCCTGATAATTATTGGCCGATAGTTCAACCTAATTTTTCGAATCCGAAACACCAAATGTGGCGTTTTTTGCATCCGCCACCAAGTATAGATTTAACACTTGATTCCTATGCGAATATCAGAACAGATTGGAATGCTGACGTACATCTTATATCAACATATTGTTTTCTATCTGATGACGAATCTAAAATATTCGCAGCGAATCAACAAAAATATCTTATTAAGTCCTATTATGATTGGACATTTAACGATGTGACTGGAAATAAAAAGGTAAAAATCGAGAATTCTATGGGGATGGTTTCTTCGTGGTCATTATTTTTCCAGAGAAGTGACGTTAATTTACGTAACGAATGGAGTAATTACTCGAATTGGCCGTATAACTATATGCCGTATGATATTATTCCTGCACCAGTCGATGATAATTGGAAATGCGGTCTTCCTTCATATGAAAATATTTCTACTACTGCTGGTGGTGATTTGAGTGATCGTCCAGAAAAATGGACGGTCGACTATCAAAATGATCGGTATTATTTTGATAAATTTGGAAAAAATGACGGTATTGGACCAGGAATTAATCCGGTGGATTCACGTTTAACCGGATTACACATCACAGGTGATTTTCAAATCGAAAATGAACGCGATATATTGTTGACTATGGGGATATCATTGAATGGTAAATACAGAGAGAATATTTTAGATGCCGGAATATACAATTATGTCGAAAAATATACTAGAACACGTGGTAATGCGAAACCCGGTATATACTGTTATAATTTTTGTATGAATACAGATCCATACGATACGCAGCCTAGCGGCGCTATAAATATGAGTAAATTTAATCAAATTGAGTTAGAATTAAGCACGATATATCCTCCTTTAGACTCAAATGCGGTAGTCCGAACTATATGCGACCCATTAACAAATGAAGTAATCGGCATAAATAAACCAAACATAAATATTTATCATTATACATATGATTTACACATATTGGAAGAACGATATAATGTTCTAACGTTTATTTCTGGAAATTGCGGATTGATGTATGCTAGATAGATAAATTTGTGAAAAATAAATATTCATAATATATAATCATAATAACGGAAAATATTAATTGTTTATATATATTAGATTAAAGTCTAGAATAAAGTCTATCATTGTTTAGAATGTCGGGAATTACGAGTGAGTTGAATTTAAATAAGATAGCGTCGGTATCGGAGGATATTGCCTACTCTTTTTTATATTTGATGATTGTCTCTATACTGGCTGTGAATGTATTATTCTACGCAGAGAAAGGGCGCGATTCAATATCTGGTAAAGTTAAGGGGTTAGATAAATTATTTCCGTTTTCGCCAGCAAAATGGCCATATTGTTATACAATTGGATCTGAATATTCAGAATGCCCGACAGAGCCGGATAAGTCGTGTGATACTACCAATGCAGATTTTGGACATATTCACGAAAATACAACAAGTAAAGGAGATAATAGTAAAGGTCTAAAATATTACTTCTTAGAGGCGTCCATTCTAATGGAAAAACTAATTTTTAAAATGTTTTGTTTAACAAAGGAAGAGTACGAAGAAACTAAAAAAAAAAATGATAGCGAAGACGATGGTGATATATTTGATCTTTTATTTTTAAAGACAAGATTAAAACAATGGATCAATAATACACTTGTGTTTCATTTTTCAAAAAGCAGAGAATATTTGATCAAGGTGATTGGGTTGATTAATATAATACGCGGTTACGTAGAAACTCTTACCGGACTTGGGGGATATCTCGAACCATTTATGCTAATTATTGGTTTATTGGTATTCATATTATTATTTATGTATTTCGCATTAGGTCCATCATTTCTTCTTACGATTATAGGTATGATTAGTCATAAAACGCTACATTTACCTGATGAGAAAATAAAGACATGGGGCGGTGGACTCTTGTGGACTTTTATCACGGGAATGGGATTTATGGGACTAATTCCTGCGGTTGTATCTTGTTTGCAGTTTGTTCAGTTTATCGGATCTTTTATATTTTATCCATTATTGAATGATTTCAGTTATTATTTCGAAATTTTTACAAGATATATACCTATTATATTTTTCATTTTTAATGTGATTATTATCGTTATCATTGGTACTGAGTATGATAACAACGAAAATGAAATCGAATTCGCAGTATATGCAGTATCTACTGTATTAGTTGTACTTGGTATATTATTTTGGCCAAAATTAACAGATTTTATTAATATGCGTAAAGCAAAAGCAGCAGCAAAAGCAGCAGAAGAAGCGGCAAATGCAAGTTCTAACGTTACAACTGTATAGACTACTAGTCTGATATCACTGTCTCTTTGTTTTTTATGATAATATGTGTTGAAATACTATATAAAAGTTAATATAGTATTTAAGATAATAAACTTATAATATGCCCAAAGGTAAAACGAATAGTACTGCTACTGCTATTTCTAGTGAAGTATCTAAGTCAAGTCCTGAATACTTTAAAAAGTATCCATTTGTGAGTGTATGTACGCCAACCTTTAATCGTCGTCCGTTTATTCAGGCAATGATTTCGTGTTTTAATAACCAAGACTATCCGCAAGATCGAATGGAATGGATTGTTATTGATGATGGTACTGATCCTATTGAAGATTTGATTGCTTCGCATCCACGGGTTAAATATTTCAAGTTTACAGATAAAATGACTCTGGGTAAAAAGAGAAATTTGCTGCACGAGAAATCGCGTGGTGAAATATTAGTATATATGGATGACGATGATTACTACCCTCCTGAGCGAGTATCACACGCGGTTCATATGCTTATTACTCATCCTGACGCCTTATGTGCTGGTTCAAGTGAAATATATATTTATTTTAAGCATATTAACCAAATGAAAAAATTTGGTCCTTATGGTCCGAATCACGCGACTGCAGGAACATTTGCGTTTAAGAGAAAATTGTTGAAACAGCATAAATATAATGATGATGCGTGTTTGGCTGAAGAGCGCGCATTTTTAAAAGATTATACTGTACCATTTGTACAATTAAACCCGATGAAGGTTATATTGGTTTTCTCACACGAACATAATACTTTTGATAAGAGAAAATTACTAGTAAATGCGAACCCGCAAGTTGTGAGAGATACACCAAAACGTGTTATGGATTTTATTAAAGATCCAAATCTTCGTAAGTTTTATATGGTTGACTTGGAGAAATTATTGTTGGATTACTTACCTGGTAGACCGGAAATGAAGCCAGATGTTATCGCACAAACCATACAGCTAGAACGGGACCGAGCGAAACACGCAGAAGAGTATGCACGACAGAATGCTGCCGGCGCAGATAATGGACAGATTATTATTCAACAGCCAGGACAAGAACCAATCGCATTAACGAATCGTCAGGTAGTAGATATTATGCAGAAACAACAAACAGATATTCAATCACGTGATAACCAAATTATTGAGATGAACGAAGAGATACGTAAACTTCAATATGAGTTGCATATACTTCGAAAAAATATAGCAGATAAAGATGATGATTCTGATATTAAAGTTGTTGAGGTAAAAAATAATAACGTAGATACAAGCAATACACTTCAAAATTCGTGTTCTGCTGATTTTATAAAACGATACGAGGAGTTACTTGATGAAAATCGTAATCTTCGTAAGTTATTAGATGATCTTCCAAACGCTAATACAGTTATGATGTGAACATTATACAGTTATGATGTGAACATTATACAGTTATGATGTGAACATTATACAGTTATGATGTGAACATTATCTATTGTTATTATTCTTATTGCGGATATTATTATAAGAAACAGTCAATATACCGATAGATATGAATATACCTACTATTTCAAGAATCATTTATGGTAATGATATAGTATAGAGGTCTGGTTTGAGGTGGGGTGGTAGTGGGTGGTTACTTCTAGAGGTTATAATGTATATTTATATAATAATTATAATAATTATATTAGTTATAATAATTATATTAGTTATAGTCAATAATGGAGCGATACCCTCAGGTGGAAAAAACACCTTCTATGGAAGAATTATCACAACGTATTATCGAAGAAGAGATCGCAGAATATTATGCTTACAAACAATATAAACTTAATAAAAGAAAAGAATCCCAAAAAAAATCTAAATCGAATTGGTGCTGTTGTTATGGTGAACGATGACTACGTGTTCTACATTTATACCTTAGAAATATCTACACTGGTAATATTCAACATAAGCATATTCGTTTTTGTTTCGTGAATTATAAATTCGTTATTCTTACTGGCTACATTAAAATTCTCTCGAAGAATATTCAGAATATTAGATGAATCGACCTCATCTTCCTTCGTTTTATATTCAGATAATGTCCTATTTCCATCATCCTCATCCCGTTGATGCTTACGTTTATTGTTTCGACTAGAGCTGGATGAGTCTCTTCCTCCGTCCATATCATACTCGTTATTTGTGGTCTTTTTCTTACTCTTTGATGAGTTTTTAGGTGGAATATAATCCCACACGCCAACTGATTCAATGCACTTATTTTCTGGATCATAAGATACGGTTTGACTATCGAATACCAATGATGTATCTTTCATATAACCGTATGGTTCAAGATCAAATTCAGTAAGTTCATCCAATATTTCCATAAATTCTTTCCCACGAACATAACTTCGAATATACCCAGCAATATCAGGTGTTATCTTAACAGTAACACGTTTAAGCTCATCATCACTTCCGCTACCACTTCCGCTATCGCTATCGCTGCTATTACTATGTTTGTCTCTATCACGGTGTTCATCGTCACTTTCAGATGATGATCCTGCTGACTCAGATTCGCTACCTGAATGCTCATTATGATGTGTTTTATCAAATTTTACAGATCGTTTTTCACCGCCACCATTCTTTTTATGGGAAGCAGGTTTAGCAGATTGCAGTGTGAGGCATTCTACTTCAACATCCATACTAATCTTGTATTTTGTATCATATGAGATTGTAGCACCCATTTCAATAATTCTACTACTATAATTTTGTATATTGTTTATATCTTTTCATACCACATTAAACGCGCAAAATAGAATTCAATCGTCATTTTCACTAAATTCATCATCACATTCTAATTCTGTACGGACTGTTTCAGAATCCGCTGCTCCTTTTAATAAATATTTGTCTAAATACCGATAGATTCGGTTAATATCTAATTTTGTGATTTCATAAGTTTCAAGTAAACGAGGTATTTCTTCTTCCGAATATTGATTTCGTAACGTCAAAAAAAATGCGAACATATCTTTTTGATCCATCGATAATTGCATACACAAATTTTGTATGAAAATCGAATTATTATACTCTGTGCTATACTTTGTTAAAACTTTTGTAAATCTAACTTCTGTCGGATTATACTTCGGCTTTTTAGTAAATCCATTATGATACAAATGATGATTATAAAATGTCTTAATCAAAGAACACAATTCGTTAAATAGCCATATCTGTTTTTGAAATGTGATACGGTCAAAATAATCGGCTAAACATATATTATCTAATAATATCTGATAAAACGGAATCGACGACTCTATCGGAAACTTTTCAAGTACATCAATTATATTTTCGTGCCATAACAATCCAATAATCGTGCGGTCTGTTTCATTTATAAGATTATTATGCTCACAAATAGGAAATGATGTATTAATTATTTTTTGTGTGATCTTTTTACTGTCTTCATTGTATGTTTTTGGCTGAAATATAGATTGTAATATGGTTGTTTGTAATAGTTCGTGTTGTTTTTGGTTCATTTCAATAATCGCATTTAATTTTCTTAGGTTACCTTGAATAAATATCGTTATATTCTTGCGCAAAATATTATCTATGTTTGGGATTGTTATATCGATTAAGTGGTTCATTTGTTGTATCGTCGGTGTTTTTAGTTCATATACGTGACTTACCTTCATCAATTCTTTTATTTTTTTGTCGATATGATAGTTGCCTATGCATATAATTGGATTCATCGTAATTTCTTCTTGTTTCTGTTTTTTCGTTTTTTTAGGTCGTATTAGTTTTATGAGTGATGTTATACCACCCTTATCACCGTTATTCATCCCATCTAGTTCATCCATAACAATAACTATTTTTTGTACCTTTTTTTGAAATACAGACATAATATTTTTGTCTGATATGTTATGCTGAGTTATCGAGTCAATTATTGATTTATTTCGTATATCTCCTGCATCGTATTTTATGATATCATAATTTAAGTCTTTTAATAATCTATTCACAAATTCTGTTTTACCTGATCCTGGCGCACCATAAATATATATGCCTCTTTTAAACGTCAAATCTTTTTTATTTTGTTGAAAAGCTTGAAGAAACTCTTTTATATTATTGTATATTGCTTCACGCCCCAATATTTTGTTGACGTTTAATTCTAGTAATGTGCTTGTTTTACTATTATTATTATTATTATTATTATTATTCGCCGATTTCATTGTTTGTTTAACATCACCCATCTTGTAGATTATTCTGTTATTATTCTTTTATGTTTTAATCTATTCGATTCGCTATTATTATTATCTAAGATATTTAGAATCACTGAATATCGCAAACGTTTTGCATTTTTTTCTTTATCTATATTATAAACGATTTCATATAGTATATTCTTTCTATCGTATTACGATGAATAACGGTCTTTCTGATTTTTTTGCACCTCTCGACAAGGATTATTGCGCCTTGTTTTACTGGCTCACAGTCGTTAACTTTATTTTTCTCATCGTTGCTGCTTTAGGATTCGTGGTTTCGCTTGTTATGTTGTTTAGAAGTAAAGTTACTCTTATGAGTGTTTTATATTCCTTCTTGATGATTTTGGTATATGGTCTTATGTATTATCAATCTCGTTTATTTTATTCTATGTGCGTAACTGGTAATATGAAAGCCGGCACATTTCTGAACAGTTCTGGTGCTGGCGATTCGCTTCCATCTGCCGCGAAAAATGCTTCTATGGCTGCCCCAGGTTCTCTTAGAATGTGAATGTGAGTATAGTGATTTATTATTACTATCGTAGATATAGATATTTTGTATTGAATACTTTTGTATACAAAATATTTTAACATTTTAAACTTGAACTTCTTGATCTTTCACCGTCTAATACACCTTCCCACGGAATATAACCCGCACTAAGATTGTTTGCGTACTTACTATTTTGGATTGTCGTATAATTAGCACAGTTATCTATATTAGAAGCAATAGTTCCGCCACTATACAACCCAAATGGATCACTACAAGTTGTACCACCACTATCTAACTTAAACCGATCAGGACATCTTGAAATCTCTGGTGGCCATTTTTGCGAATTTTTTGATTTCCATAATAAAATTGCAACTGTGATTGTTGATATCACAAGTGCGATCCCGGCTAGCAAAATAGCCATCTTCTGTATTGTTAAATTAAAAAAATTGCTAAACCATCCTGTGCTGCTTCCGCTACCGCTTCCACTACTGCCGCTTCCACTGCCGCTTCCACTACTTCCAAATGCAGAAGAACCTGTATTTTTTGATTGGGAAATATAATCGTCCATTTACTTATGAATAAAGAATATAATGAAATACTATTATATATAATATATAAATTTAATATAATATAATAGATTATAAATAAAATAATTAGTTATGAATCATTACGCATATAAACAATTACCTGAACATACTATTATAGGGCAGCCTAAAAATGGGCGTCTGGATATTATAACTCCCCCTATTCAAGATCAATTCGCACTATACGATAAAAACCCTGTTCATCAATGTGTTACTTATAGAGATGCACTAAATGGTATATGGGAGAATACTCCTCTTTCAAATGCTTATTTTAGCAAAGAAAATATGCAAATCATTCAAAATGGAATTCGCGCTGGTGTGTATAATCGATCCAATGGAAAATATGTTATTGGTGAACAGGATTGTGATACATTGCGTATCATAATGCGGACTATATATCTCCAAAATTCTACGAATGCTCCTACAGATATTCGCGGGCAAATTATTGAGCTTAATAATCTTGTTTATGAATACTGCATCCCACGTATACACGGAGAAGCTGAAGGATACGTTCAGTATAAGCGCGACGTGAGTAATATGTATACGCCGATGTCTCGTCCGAATTTTTCTGATTACAAGCATAAAACTCTTGAGTTAAAGCCGTGGTTTTAAGTTTTTGGTTGATCTTCTTACTATTTGTTCGTTCGTTATTGACTAAACTATCTTGAATGTATTCTATTACCACTTTTAGGAGTACTTGTATTATATATTGATCAGTTGAATAATAAAAAATATTTTATTTATTATTCGTTAACACGTTATACTCCTCTATTTATTGTTCCACTACCTTCTTCTTCATCACAATCTTCTTTTTTGTAGCCCCTGATGATGCAGATCCGCCTGCTGCATTTCCACCACTTTCACTTCCTCTACCATCCGATACCCATTTACGATACTCTTGATCAAGTTCATCTAAATCCTTGCGCCACAGATTTTGAATCGTTGTATCAGTTAATTCTTGATACTGTCTACGCTTATTATCACGTTCCTTGAGAAGGTCCTTTACGTTCTCATCGGTAACACTATCCATCGGCATTTTCAGTAAATATTTAAATTCTTCGTCTCCATCAATGTGTTCATATCCGTGTGCAGTCATCTTCTCAAATACAGCTTCTTTCGTTTGTCTTCTCAATTCCAGCTTATCATCAAGTACTTCCTGAATATATTTTGCTCGGTTTGTTAAAATACGAAGCTCGTTACCCAAATGGGATAACATTGCTATCTTTCGCTTAGAATATAACTCTAAGCGTTCAACGAAATAATCGTCGACGATATTATAGATTGTCGGATATTTTCTTAGTTTTTCGCGGGGGTCGAAAAGATTCATATTTGTTGTGCTTTGCGTTGTGAATAACCCAAGTATTTTTTCCAGTTTGTTTGTCCCCGCTTCCGCATCGATAATAGCCATTTCTAACTCCTTCGGTGTGTGTGGGTATGCAGTATGGAACGTAACAGTTATATCGATGATTGTATCAGTCGACATATCTACATATTCCTTGAGTACAGGAGGTGTAGCACTTCCTCCAGCAGTCGACTGTGTTGCATCCATTAACTTTTCCAAGAACTGCTTATAATCATCGGTCCACGTTCCAATCGGTAATTCAGTAATCCGGACCTTACGGTCTGCGATGATCTCATATACACCTTTGATAATATATTTCGCTGGAGGCGAAATCGCTGGAGGCGAAATCGCCGGCGTAGTAGTTTCACTAGCAGTACCAATGTTTCGAATCGTTCCTTTGAATCCTTTAAAATAAGGTTCAATCACTGGACGGTCATTCACGCTTGTTTCGTTAAGCAGAGCGCGAATATATTGAATGATTTGAAGAGGATTATGCGGCATAACATCTGTACTAAATCCAGTTCCAATACCCTTTGTTCCATTCACAAGAATCATCGGAATCGCCGGAGCATAATAGATTGGTTCCACCAATTGCCCGTCGTCATTAATATAAGATAACACCGCGTCGTCTTCTTGACGAAATATAAGACGAGTGAGACGATTCAACTGCGTGAAAATGTATCTTTCGCTCGCAGAGTCGTCTCCACCGCAAGCTCTACTTCCGAACTGACCATTTGGCTCGAATAAATTAATATTGTTGCTTCCCACAAAATTCTGCGCTAATCCTACGATAGCCGCATTCAAACTCGCCTCACCGTGATGATATCCAGAATGTTCTGAAACATATCCACTAAACTGCGCCACCTTAATTTCTGTCTTCAGACCACCCTTTTTAAAGGCAGAATACAAGATTTTACGCAGAGAAATTTTAAGACCATCCATCAAATTCGGTATTGATCGCGCATTATCGTAAATTGAGAAGTGAATAAGACTACGGTCTACAAATTCTTCGTACGGGATTTCCGGCTTAGATGTATCAAGATACGCTTCACGCGAATATGTAGACAACCATTTCTTTCTATCATCTGCGCGCTTTTTGTTAAACGCCATATCTAATTGATCATTTGAGTGTTGTCCAGTATGCACGAACGACACAATCTTCTTGTTTTCAAAATACACTTTGAACTCTTTCCCGGTACTTGTTCCCAAACCTTTATAATATTTCGTGTTCCAACTAGCTGGAACTATCGAGTTTGGAAACTGTTTTTTCCACTCTTCGAACTCGCCATCATTATAAAATACGTGTTCTTGTTGTCCACGCCTCGCCTTCAAAATCGGCGTATTCATAAACCCAATAAATCCTGGTATCTTTGTGAGTGAAGGCCATTCTGACTGAAACAAATTAATTCCCAGTCCTTGAATATGTGCACCATCCAAATCCTGATCCGTCATAAATAATACCTTTCCATATCGAAGTCGCGTTGCTACATCTTCTGGTGTATACGTTTTTCCAGTTTCAAGACCCAATATCTGTTTGATCTCAGCAATCTCACGATTCTCCGAAATTCGCTTTGTCGTCTCACCGTGAACGTTAAACAGTTTACCTTTCATTGGATAAACACCAATGAAGTTTCTATCCTCTTTACTCAAACCAGAAACAATCCCCGCCTTTGCTGAATCACCCTCGCACAGAATAATAGTGCATAAAGCCGATTTGTCGGATGTTCCTGCATAATTTGCGTCTATCAACTTTGGAATACCACGAATTGTTCGCGTCTTTGAACCGTCAGTCTTCTTAGCTGCCTTTGTATCTTTCACCTCTGTGAGTGCGCACGCTGCGTCCATCACACCCATCTTCGATAGCTTTTCGATAAAATCGTCGCTTACTTTACACGTTGATCCAAAGTTAGCAACAGCAGTTCCTAACTCGTCTTTCGTTTGACTCGAAAATGACGGATTCTCGATATCGCAGCGCAAGAAAAGCATCAGTTGCTCTTTGATTGTATTCGGCTTCACGTCCACTTTCTTCTTCTTCTTGATGAGTTCCGCCAACTTTCGCACAATCTGGTTTGTGATGTATTCAACGTGTTTTCCACCTCTTGGTGTATATATACCATTCACAAAAGAGACGTGACTGAATTCATCCGTCGGCGTAAGACATACAACATATTCCCACCTCGGATCAGGGTTCTCATATATGCGTTTTGTATCTCCCTTTCCACCAATATACAAGTCGACATATTGCTGAAAATGCTTCACAGGGATGAGAGTGCCGTTGTATTTCACTTTAATACTCTTGTCTGTTACTGCTGCGATATCGTATGTCCGTTTCAAAAACAATGCTAGCATATCTTTAGTCAAATTGTTTGACGCGATACCAAATCGCGCGTAGTCTGGGCGGAATGATACGCGTGTATATGGTTTGACTTTTGTTTTCGTAACAACCGGTGGTTCAATCTCTGATAAATTATTTCGGAATTCTTGCACATATTTAAGTCCGCGCACGTGATCAACTGTTTCAATTCTACCCCACGTCGACCAAATAAGCACTAACTTGAAACCAAATCCGTTTTTCCCGCCAACAATTTTCTCCTTTTTGTTCTCGTCATAATTGGTCGATGTTCGAAGATGTCCGAACATCATTTCGGGAATCCATAATTTGTGTTCTGGATGTTGCGCAACATCGATGCCGTTACCATCATTCGTAAGGTGGACTGTTCCGTCATTTGGATCAATCTCCACTTCAAGAGACGTGACTGGGAGCGCGTTTGGTTTTCCGTCGGATATGGCTTGTGCTTGTCGAACAACGTGATCTCGCATATTCACCATCCCTTCGTCGAAGAGTTTGTATAGTCCAGGAATATATGTGATTGCGCGGCGATTTAGTTTAGGAAGAAGAACGGTATTTGGCGCAGAGTCTGATGATGATACAGCAGATGCAGCGGCATCAACAATATCAACACCAACCATATTATCATCCATCACATATTCAGTCATATCAGTAGTCTCAATTGACCCGATATATGTGTCCGGTTTTCTCAATATATGTTCGAGATCCGTCATTTTTTGGTATTTGTTAAGTTCATCGCTATCTTTTCCCGCTGCAGATTCTCCTCCTCCAGCAGCAGATGGTTTTTTTACCTTTTTTTGTATTTTCACTTCGTCACTTGTTGCTTGTACAGACATTTTATACTTTTAAAGAATTATTCAGTAATAACTCGCAAAGGTTACGATGTGAGGATGCCTATGTTTATATTATCGTAAATGTTTAATTCGTTTTCAATTTTATTGTGGGTATATTGTATACTAATAATACGAATTATATAAATGTCTCACGCACCACGTTATCGGCTAAATACTGGTATATGTAGCGATATAGTATTGAACTTAAATGACCGAACGCCCTATACGAAATGTCCAACTCTTACAAATCCAACCGCTGGGATGGCTACGGCTACAAACGATACCAATATTTCTAAAAAAATGCGTTTTGCGCAACGAATACGGGCTGGTTCCGCTTTAAAAGGTGGTAAGAGTTTTTATTCAGTGAATAAAACAAACACGTTTGGAAGTTGGTACGGCGCCCCAAATGGATATGGCGAACCAATTCGTAACGCGTTTTAATTGTATTATATTTAGGCATAATAATGTGAATAGTTCTTCCGCGTATTTTATTTTTTCTAATGTTGTAGTATAAAGCAACTTTAGAAAATGGTGAAGCGTTGTGATAGAGGCGATGATGGTTATTATCATATGAATGGACAAAAATACGAGATGTTAGAGGGATCTCGGGCTCAAGTATGGCACGGTACTGCTTACAAAACGCCAGGTGGTCTCTGCAAAACCGAATTAATCTTCAATAAGAATGGTCGTATTGTTTCTGCAAAGAAGCACAGGACTGCTAAGAAAGAGAATCGTCTTCGTAAGTATGGTTACACCGCTCGTAAAGGCAAGTTCGGCGCGATCAAGATTAACGAGAAAACTGGAAAGCGTCATCGTCTTGTGAATACTCGTAGAAGGTAAATTTATGAACGTATTTTATTATTATATATAACTTCTATAATTATATATAAAAAGGTTATTGATACCGTATTTGGCGATTATTTATTGAATGATTTTGATCGTAACAAATGAAATCCATTTAGATGCAATTAATAATATACGAAAACTATATTCTTATTTGCGTAATATGAATATACCCTTTATGACTGTGAAAAAATGCGATCCAGAAATAACGAAACGTACCGATATTGAAGGTATCATTATTCCAGGATCTAGCGGGAATATGCGTATTTCTTTAGATAAAATCCAACCAAAATTAGAGTTAGAACTATATTATCTATTTCACTTTCCGAATCTACCTGTTTTAGGTATATGCCATGGTTGCCAATTTTTAATGGTATATTATGGCGGTTCACTTATTCAATACGATACTTATTTGAAGGGCAAACTTTCTACTGAATTCGACTTAAAATCTCATATGTTATTCGAAGGATGTGAAAAAATACAAGACACACACTTTCACTTTCACGATTTACCTATTCAAAACGGTGCACATAATAATAATATTAAAGAAATCGCATGGTTTACGTTTCGAGATAATAAACGTCGAGCTTGTGCTTTTGAATTCGAACGCGGACGTGTATATGGCGTTATGTTTCATCCTGAAATGATAGATGAGTCGCATGTCATATTGTATAATTTTTATTATAATTTATGTATCTGAAGAACAGGAAAAAGTTAGACCATCGTAGGTGAAATTCCTACTATTGATTTTACGCTTTTTTCTTATTTTTTTGCTCTATAAAATGGGCGTTTAAATGAGAAAAGGTGTAACAATTGGGTTCATCAGTCACAGCATACATGTGTACTCTTCATAATAATAACAACATCTGCACATTAAAAAAATTCTTCTTTATATTCATCGACTGATTCGGTGTTATCGAGAGATAATGATGTTGTTATCAACCCATTCTCATCTAAATAATCAGAATACTCATCAATCAAAAACTTCTCAAAATAACGTTTGCTTACTGCGCGACGATCTTTAGATTCATAACATTTGCTACAATAATACTCGTATGCGTTGTATAACGGCTGTGGTATCGAAATATTATTTGTTATACATTGCATCTTAAATAAGTCCAAATATAACCGTATTTCGTATTTTTTACTCCACATCTTACAACCAACATTAATAAGATATTTGTCATCTTCTATATTTACATCTGGGTAAAAATGACGTATCATTCCAAGAAGTGCAGCATCACTTATATTATGATATGAATTCTGGCTACTGGTGGTTTTTGTATTCTCGGTGAACGAAGTCAACGTCGATGTCGAGAGATATTCATTAAATAATGTAGATAACTCGTCTATCTCCATTTCAATTTCGTCGTCATTTACGCTACAGTTTTCATTCCAAAAACTCATAAATTTACTAACTGTGGGAAGATGCCGACTTGTTATATTTGTGAATATATCGGCGGGTGGTATTTGGAGCGTATTATGATGATCGATATCTTCTTCATTGTGACTTCCGCCGATACTACTAGTACCATACAGATATTCTGTGATCCTAGTTTTTAATACTGCATTAAAAATCATACTCGGTATCTGAAATTCACTCAAATACATTTTCCATAAATAAAGCATATTGTTCCAAGTTATCCCGCAATCAGCTGATGATGATGGCTCTGTTGCGAATTTCATAAATTCATCGATAATTTGATTCTCGGTTCGTGTCTTAAAAAACCAAGCGTTATCTCTAACTTCGTGTGTTTTACATTGACGCATTAAAAATTCATCTGCATTCCCGTATCTTTGAGAATAATGTGATGCAACGCAGAACAAATCAATAATTGATAACTGTAAATCTGTACTACGTATCACATCTGATGATGTTGCTGAATTATGCGCCTTCATATTCACCATCTGAAAGTTAACAACGCGACAATCCGCATAGGTATGTTCATAATATTTGAACTTAAACGCACTATTAAATGCATTACTCCCGAATAAACTTCCACATTCTGCAGCCAGATCTTTTATTAGCTCTTTCGCGATTGCCGGAATAAAATAGATGAGGGGTGCCGATTTTCTCAATAAAACATCACCAAGTAGTGTTAGAAAATATTTAGCGTGATCGCGTGTTCTGAATAATTTCGGGTATATTTGCCCTATCACATATTGAATCGTGTTCGATTCAGGTATCGATTTCAAAATATCCCGTTCTTGTATATTTTTTATGATTCTGTTTTTTATTTTATATTTCCAGGTTGATATATTTGTTGTTACATCTCCGAGAGATTTCATACTTTGATTTGTTATATCTGTTAATATTCTGTGATGTATTTCATCCTCATTTATAATCAAATATCTCACTTGGTTATATGTGAAGTATAATTCAGAATGTTGAGAATAGTAATATTTATTACGATTTAAAAATGTTTCTATAAACTCTTCGGATATGAGTTCGAGAGATTTCTTACGTGTCTCTCTTTCCATATGGGTTGATGTATAGTTTTTTATCATTATTGGTAACTGATCCTTGATATAATAATGGATTCTCTCGAGAATATGTTCATTTCCTGAAATATCTGCAGATGTTTTCCATAGTTTCGAGAGACTATCTATCGTATCTTCGAGAGAAACAATAATTTTTGTTACAGGTATTTTATTATAAGTATTTGATAACGCATCCATATTTGTCGAAACTATCGGTTATTATGATTATCACATATATTTATTTTTATTATTGTTTCGTATTATTGTTTCGTATTATAATTATATATTGTGTGGAGTATTTATATAAGTAGATATATATTTATTATTGTTATTGTTATTGTTATTACGAGTAGTGTTACTATGAATGCTCATAGTTATCGACCTGTTACTAAAATAAAGAATTATCTTAACAACAAACCTAATCCACTAATACATAATTTTTTAGAATACTATTTTGATAACTTTGATAGTTTATTACTCAGTGGAAAATATTATAGCAATTTTTGGATTACTTGCGGAAATATATTTATGCCTGATTCCATTCATTTAATGCATCCAACATTTAGTACAGAAAGTAATCGTTGGATATGTACGGATATGGGTCCAGGAGGTGTTCATCAAGTATATCGCGATTTTTTAAGTCATATTATTATAAATATCGAAACATATACTGATACACAATTAAATCAGATAAAATATTTACTTTTTAATATGTTAGAAGAAAATGGAATAGCACGTATTTGTTATATTGATATCACCGCGAATCAAACTGTATGGGCAATATTTGCTAAGTTTCATATTGAACGGGGTGAAGATGGTACAAAAGTGTATTGTACTGGAAACACCGTACGATTAGTAGGAGGGTTTGAGATTAGTAATTCTAGGGTATGTGAGTTAATTAATGAAGTATTACGAATAAACTTCTTATATACACAAAGTGATATAGATCTGTATATTCAAGATAATTATCCGGGGTCTAAAGCTCGTTGATTTGCTTTTACAATTTGCTGAGTATATAATCTTCTGATGGATGTAAAAGACGACCCACAGATTCCTTCGCTAAAATCTCTCGAACAATACGTTTTATATCTTCGGAGTTACCGTAATTTTTGATATAATTATCTATATCCGTCCTTGTTGGGTTTAATGGTAATGTGTTGTCTGACGAAAACATAATGAATCGTTACGTGATATGAATAATAATAATAATAATAATAATAATAATAATAATAATAATAATAATAACAATAATAATAATAATAATAATAAAGTTATTATTATTGATTTTATATCATTTATAGTTGTATAACTATGTAAACTACGTAAACTTATGAATATAATTGTTGTTATTATTCATTAATTCGAGATAATATAAATTATACATATACAATAATATACATCTATTATGGTATATGCGACACATAGACTACACTTGAATACAAATTGATAACTACATACTTTCGGTAACGACACACTATATAAATTATAACTATTCAGTGTCGTATTTATTTCACTGCCTGGACACGTGTGTTATCTAGACCTCCACCCAACGTCGTTTCGGTAAATCAACCAAATATTCTTTCCAGTCTTTCCATACGGGATATTTTTCTATATGTTTTTTCACAATGAATGACGCGCCACAAGGTGGACCCCATCGTGCTAGAAAGGTCATTTTTTCTGCGAGTCTACTATCGACTACTTTTCCGTCATATGCGCCAACTGGTTTAAATGGAGTAGATGCGTCTTTGTCTGTGTATACGTGTTTGCATACTGTTCGCATATTAGCAACCGTCTTTCCAATATAATTGTCGTAGTGATCAGATAATATTTTCATCGCGATATTTGTGTCTATTTTACCCTTATATCTTTCTGCTAATTTTTCTAGTTGAACACGCCGATTACCAATACTTGATGCGACATTCCTAAAATCTGAAGAACCGACAGAATCAACATTTCCAACTGACGATGAGTTATTTACGGATGACGATAGTGACGTATTGCATTCGATAAGGCGTATGCGTTCATCATAGGTAGAATTAAACCCGACAAATACCCCGTTTTTGGTTGTTTCAATATTCACATAATTTAAACCAAGCTCGATTCGCATTATCTCCTTGCGATGAATATCGCCGAACATCCACGAGCACGCATAATCGCCAGAATTACCTTTTTGTAATCTCTCGGCATATTCATTCAAAGTGTTACCATACTGCATACATTCGCGAATACGGCAACATATAGGGTCTCTTAGTTCATATGCATTAAATCCATTAATGGTTGTCTCTGAACCAATGATTCCGGCGCTGGTAACAAAAAAATCAGTCATACTGAAAACCCCACCAGCTACACTTTGCATAACGATGGAATGCCCGTCTCCTGTTTCCGGCTCAATTCTCAGAATAATATTACAAAATTGTCCATCTAAAAAGTTGCTAAACGATGAATGTCCGCATACAATTCCACCGTCCTTTGTCCAATCCGGTCCAACAGCCATAATTAATGAGCATCTATCCTTGAATTCATTTAATCGCGCGTTTCTTGATGCGAGTTCTGCTGGGTTTGCTGATATCGCATATTCATCTCGAATAACATCAGCATATTTTTTTCGATATTTTGGCGTGTCTATATACCGTAACATATGTGAATAAAAATATGAGATAGACATGTACATATTTATAAATATTACTTGCGATAAGCGTATTTTCGCACCATCGGCGATACCTTTCATTTCTTGGAATATCTTCGGAAATCTCTTTTCGAGTATCGGCTGGAAAAAGTCATCGCATAATTCGTAGAAGAAATCAATATCGCGCCCAAAACCTTCTCTGCATAAAAAAGACATAACGTGAAAAACGTGCGGAAATAAATGTGCAGCTAATTGTCCATGAGCGAACCCGCGCTCGTAAGGTGCGCCACGTATGGTTATACGTATCCATCCATCTCCTTCTTTGCCTATACGCTTATCTATGCGTATTTCGCCGTTTTTCACAGTCTTAATATCATATTTTGTAAAGATTGTAGAGGGGTTAGTTGACTTCATTGTTTTTGCACGTTTACCTGCATTGTTCTTAAATGATTTTTTTTTTGCATATGTATTATATTTTCGTTTAGTTATTATCACCATTTATATTACTATATTATTTTTTCATAAAATAGATATAAAGATTTAAATGTCTAAACAAGTAAAGAGTGAATGAATTTTTCGGGTTTTAACGCACCTACCTTCACAACAGGTAGTAGTGGTGGCTCATCTGCGATGAGCGATAATGTACTTACTATAAAAACAGTTCAAATTGCGCCGGTTCGAACACTAATGGGTGCTCTAAAAGAGATCTTAATAGAGACAAATATCACATTTCAAAAGGACGGAATTCGTATCATCAATATGGATAAATCACATACGATGTTGGCGCATCTTTTTTTAGAGGCGGTGAATTTTGAGCTTTACGAATGTAGTTTGGATAAGATTATCATTGGCGTGAATATGTTTCATTTATTCAAGTTGATTAATTCAATCGATAATGATGATACTCTAACTATTTACATTGAAAAGAAAGATTATAATGATGGTGTTGTATCGTATCTAGGATTAAAGTTTGAGAATGGCGATATTAAACAGTGTAAAACTCAGAAATTGCGTTTGATTGAACCTGATTTAGAGGAGTTGGTTGAACCCGAAGTCGCATTTTCAAGCGTTATCAATTTACCATCTGGTGATTTTCAGAAGATTATTCGAGATTTGTCGTGTATTTCAGAAAAGCTAGAGATAAAATCTGTTGGGAACGAGTTAATATTTCGGTGTTCTGGGCAATTCGCAACTGCAGAAGTGCGGCGAGTTGAATCAGATGGTAGTATGGAGTTTCTGCATAAAAAGGATTCGGGTAAGGTGATTCAAGGTGAATTCTCTCTAAAGAATCTTGGATATTTTATTAAGTGCACCAATTTGTGTAGTCAAATCGAGATGTATTTAGATAATGATATGCCTCTTGTTGTGAAATACTACGTTGCGTCGCTTGGGACTATCAAATTATGCTTATCGCCGTTACCTAGCAGTTAATGTGCATCGCATCGAAGTTGAATCAAATGCGGTAAGTATAAAAATCAAAATAAAAATAAAAATACATCATATAAACATATAATGTATTTTGATATTGGTTCGAATGTCGGTAATTGGAGTTTAGCAAATATTAGCCAATGTGATAAAATAATAGCAATAGAAGCTTCACCTATAACATTTAATAAATTAGTAAATAACTGTAAAAATGATAAAATAAGTTTACTTAATTATGCAGTATGTGCTAATAATGGTAATGATATAACTTTTTATCAAGCAGACTGGGATTGTTTATCGACTATAAATAAAGACTGGTTGACTAAGGATACATCAAGGTTCTATAATCACAGATATAGAGAAATTGTGTGTAAAACAATAACAATTGATAAATTAATAGAACAATATGGAATGCCTGATCTCATTAAAATAGATGTGGAAGGCGGTGAGTATGAATGTATCACATCATTAACTCAAAAAGTTAATTTGCTTTGTTTTGAATGGGCGAGTGAAGTAAATGATATCACATTCAAATGTATAGATTATTTATTAAATTTAGGTTTTACCCAATTTTATATTCAAAATGCAGATAATTATACATTTAGACCACAAGATGACGATTTCTATGATATTTCTACAATAAAAACAAAATTATCAAATACGATTCCAAAACAAGATTGGGGGATGATATGGTGTAAATAAGTATGTTCTATATCTAAATTTGTAAATGTAACAAAATAATAACCAGTCATATTTTTGATATGTTATTATTTTTGGGCATCCACGTGATCAGGATACGTGATGCATTAATATTCGGGTGTATGTTTCTTAAACAAACACCCATGTGCTGTTATTCCTTCCAATTCTCGAATGACTCCCGCGTTTTGAAAATCGCAGTTCGCCATCCAAATCTTAATGATACAAAAGTTCTTCTTCGGTGAAATTGTTATTCCGTTCACAAACGGAAGAACACCTAGATTTGTTGATATTGTTTCGCCTACTGTAACATATGATAGCTGTTTCCACGCTTGATTTACTTCTTTATTAGCAACCTTATATGAAAAACAACCACCGTTTCGATTCTGCGCAT